GCCGCCGATCCCCGGCGGCAAGGGCGCCCAGTTCTTGTGGCCGCCTGGTGGCGCCGCACCCAAAACAACGTCGACTTCGCCGTCGGGAGGTTCGAATGCTCAATGATTGCCGCAACCTGCCCGACGAGATCCGCACCCGGCTCGCCGAAGGGTTCGGGGAGCACGTCCTCGATGAACGTCACCGCGGGTTCGATTTGGATTACAAGGGTGAAACGTTGGAGTATCGGGTGTGTCGCCGGGTGCAAACCCGCACGGCGCAGGATGGCGCCCCGACGATCGTCGGATACGCCACCGTGTACGACACCCCGTACGACGTGATGGGCGGTCCACCGTACGGCTGGTCCGAAGTCATCGCCCGTGGCGCCGCCGACAAGTCGGTCGCCGAACGCGACGACGTCTACCTGTTCTTTGACCACGACGGTCTGCCGATGGCGGCGACGAAGGCGCGCACCCTGTCATTGGATTCGGACCGCATGGGCTTGTTCAGTGAGGCCCGTGTCGACCCGAACGATCCGTTGTCGATGGCCGTCGTCCGCCGATTGGAACGGGGCGAGTTGGATGCGATGTCGTTCGCGTTCAAGGTGACCCGGCAACGCTGGGAGAACGAGGACGGCAACACAGCCGACCCGAAGTCGGCGCCGGTGCGCCGCATCCAAGAAGTCAAGTTGTACGACGTGTCGGTGGTGTCGTTCCCGGCGAACCCGGCGACCGCCGTGCAAATGCAAACGAATCGTGACGGCATGTCCGTCGCCGAAGCGAGGGCCGCCCTGTCAGCCCTTCGCACCGCCTAAGCCCCCGGCTGCACGCCGGGAACAGCGCCGCAACCCCGCCGGACCCTTGAGGGCACCACCGGTTTGCACTCTGCTCCCACCTGTGCCGATCCCCCCCCCAATCTTTCAAAGGATCGACAAATGTCCACCAAGCTGCTACTCACCGTCCGCGAACAGGTCAAGGCCCGACTCGCCGAACGCACCACGCTCAACAAGGAACGCCAGGTCCGTCAGGCCGAGGCTGACAGCCTCGTCACCGGCGCAGAAGGCGAGTCCCGTGACCTCGACGCGAAGGAGGCGGCCCGGTTCCGTGAACTCCGCGCCCAACTCGCCGACATTGACGGCCAGGTCGACGAACTCGACCCCATCATCGAAGATCTTCAGACTCGCGAGGCGGAACTCGTCTCCTACATGGAGTCGGCTGAGAAGGCGCAGAAGCAGGCCGAGCAGTGGGCCGACCGGGCCGCTGACCCGACGTCGGTGGATCGGCCGGTCAGGGTGAGGTCGGAGGCCCGCACCTACACGCAGGATTCGGAGCGGCGCGGCACGTCGTTTTACCGTGACCTGTTCAACCACCGCTTCAACGCCGACCCCGGCGCCGGCGAACGGCTCGAACGGCACAGCCGCGAGGCCCGACTGCACGAGGCGGCCGGCTACGAGGCCCGCGACGTCGGCACCGGCGCATTCGCCGGGCTCACCGTCCCCCAGTACCTCACTGACATGGTCGCTCCGCTCGCCATTGCGGCGTCGCCGACGGTGCAGATCTGCAACCGGCATCCGCTGCCGGCAGATGGCATGTCCGTCAACATCTCCCGCATCACGACCGGTACCGGTGTTGCCGCACAATCGTCGGAAGCTGACGCAGTGAACGAAGTCGACATCGACGACACGCTCCTCACCGTCAACGTCCGCACCTACGCCGGACAGCAGGACGTGTCCCGGCAGGCGCTCGAGCGGTCCACCGGGGTCGACGCCATCCTCACCCAAGACCTCGTCAACACGTACTGGATGAAGCTGGACGACGCCATCCTGAACGGTGCCGGCACGAACGGCACCCACCTCGGGATCCGGTCAACGTCGAGCATCGCCGCCGTCGCCTATGCGGCGACGACCCCGGCGGCGTCGGCGCTGTACCCGAAGCTTGCCCAACTGATTTCGACGATCCAGTCGGGCGTGTTCATGGGTGTGTCGCACTTCATCATGGCGCCGAGGCGTTGGTGGTGGATCTCGTCGCAGGTCGGCACCAGCTTCCCGTTCCTCAACGTGCCACAGGTGAACCAGACGGTGCAGGCCGGCAACATCGGCGGCACCGACTACATCGGTAGCGGACCGAACATCCTCGGCGTCCCCGTCGTCCTCGACGGCAACCTGCCGCTCACCGCCGGTGCTTCCACCAACGAGGATGTCATCCTCGGTGTCACCGCAAGGGAGCTCCACCTGTGGGAGGACACCGGAGCCCCGATGTTCATTCGGGCCGAACAGCCTGGTGCTGGCACCCTGCAAGTCAAGTTCGTCGTCTACGGATATTCGGCGTTCACAGCGGGCCGCTACCCCGGCGCTCACGGCACCATCTCGAGCACCGGCCTCGTTACGCCGACGTTCTGATGTTGTCCGTCGCCGACCTGAAACGGTGCCTGACCCGCCGCCAGGCCGGCGACGAACCAGTCGACGACGACGGGCCGCCGGTCGTGGAAACGGCGGTCGATCACATCGTGATGTCTCGGCGGCGTCCGCCGCGCCGTTGATTCAGCCTCTCCGCGTCGTTGCCTTGGCGGTCGGCGGCGCGGAGAGTTCAACCGCCAGCAACCGCCACCTTTGAAAGGAACCGCCAAACCAATGAGTGCCGACCCAGCAAAGAACCGTGAGGCCTCTCGTCGTTGGAACCGAACTCACCCCGACCGCCGCCGTCAGGATTCCCTTTGGCGAAAGTACGGGTTAAGTGTTGCCCAATACAAGCAACTAGCACAGATGCAAGGTGGCGTCTGTGGCTGTTGCAAGAAGCCATCGACGAAACCGCTCGACGTTGACCACGATCATGGTTGTTGTCCTGGCATAAAGAGTTGCGGCCGTTGTATCCGCGGGCTGCTTTGTAGGGCGTGCAATATAAGTCTCGCGGTCATTGAACGACCGGGTTTTATTGATGCGGCACACGCCTATCTCGACGCTGCGCCGGCCATGATGCAGATGGCAGAATGGCAAGCGTTGCGGCCGTCCCTCTTCGGTGAGGACGAGGTGGCGTGATGGGCGACACCCTGGTGGCGTACATGCACAGTGACGACGTTGCGACCAGTTTCGCTCAGTCGCTCATCGAAATGTGTCTCGCTGACCGGGGCGAGCACATCGCGGAGACGACGAATGTCCGGTGTAATGCCGGTGACGTCCCGATCGGCCGCAACCAGGTCGCCAAATATTTCGTTGAGGGCGACCATCAGTGGTTGTGTTTCATCGATACAGACATGGGGTTTGGTACGCAAGCGTTGCATCTGTTACATGAGGCGGCTGACCCGGTGGAACGGCCGATCGTTGGCGGCCTCTGCTTCGCTCAACGTGATCTGGTGAGGGACGGCCGGCACGGGTACCGGTGGGAACCGCGTCCAACAATCTTCGACTACACCATCTTTCCGGATGGGAAGAAGCGGTTTGCGTTCCGTACCCATTATCCGGTGAACGGGGTTTTGCAGTGTGATGGGACCGGGGCGGCGTTCGTGTTGATCCACCGGTCAGTGATGACCGCCATGCTCAACGAGTACGGCCCGGTCTGGTTCGACCGGATTTTGGATCCGGACGGGTTGATGTCGGAGGATCTGTCGTTTTTTAAGCGGTGGATGGAGATGCGCGGTCCGGGCGGCTGCCACGTTCACACCGGCGCCAAGACAACCCATTACAAGCCGGTGTGGTTGTCCGACCAGGATTTTTGGCAGACGGCGGCGGTGCCACCGGCGACACAGCCGGTCGATGTGATCGTCCCCGTGTTGCACCGGCCTCAGAACGTCCGCCCGTTCCTGGAAACGTTGAAGGCGTCGACCGGGCTAGCTACAGCATGGTTCATTTGTGAGCCTGGTGACACGGTGGAGATGGACGAGGTCCGCAAGTTTGGTGGCAAGGTGGTGCAGAAGGCTGGGACGTTCGCCGAGAAAATGAATTACGGCTACGAGTATTCGTATAGTCGCAGGGGTGCCCACGTCGGGGCAGCCGCCCCGTTTATTTTCATGGTCGGTGATGACGTCATGTTTCAGCCGGGTTGGCTGGATCACGCCGAGTTCGTCGCCAACTATTACAAGGCGGACGTCGTCGGCACCAACGATCTCGGCAACCCTCGAGTCCTCCGCGGTGACCACGCAACCCATCTCCTGATCCGTCGCAGTTATATCGACGAGGTTGGCGCCTCGTGGGACGGGCCCGGGACGGTGTGCCACGAGTACGGGCATCAGTTCGTTGACGATGAGATTGTTGCGGCGGCCCGTCAGCGTGGCGTGTGGCAGATGGCGCTCGGTTCGATCGTCGAGCACATGCACCCGTACTGGTCCAAGGGCGTTGAGGATGATGTTTACCGCAAGGGCCGGGAAACGATGGATGTCGACCGGGAGACGTTCGAGGCCCGCGCCGTCAAGTACGGGGCTGTGGCGTGAGCAGCGTTGGCAAGTGGGAGGCCCATTACGTCGATGTTGACACTCCGCAGCCGTACGGGCCGTCCCGGTCGTATGAGCTCGGCGCCGGCTTCCTCGCTGGTTGTGTGACGGTGGAGGATTGGGGTTGCGGTCTCGGCTGGTTCCGCCGTTTCAACCGCTCCGCCCGTTACGTCGGTGTTGACGGGTCCGACTCCAAGTTTGCTGACGTCGTCGACGACCTGGTGACCCGTGACACGACGGTTGACGGCATCTTCATGCGGCATGTCCTCGAACACAACTACGACTGGCAGCTGCTCCTTGACAACGCGTTGACGTCGTTCACGAAGCGGATGGTGCTGGTCACGTTCACGCCGTGGACTGAGCAGACACCGCACGAGGAGCTCCGGTTCGAGGACGATTACGGGGTGCCAACCCTTGCCTTGAATCATGACCTGCTCGTCAATCATCTGGTCGGGTTCGACGTGGACGAGGTCGAGGTGGAGTCGCCGCAGACGTTTTACGGGCGTGAATCCGTGTTCACGATCGACCGGCCATGATCTCTGTCGTCAGCGCGATTTTCGGCGGGTACGACCAGCCGAAACCGATCCCGCCGCAGTCGACGGGTTGCACGTTCACAATGGTCACCGACAACCCCGCCGTCGAGGCGCCCGGCTGGGACGTCGACATCCGCTACGCCTCTCCTTGTTCTCGGATGGCGGCGAAGGGTCCGAAGTTGCAGCCGTGGAGGTTTGCCCCCGACGGCGGCCCGTGGATCTGGATAGACGCCTCCTTCCAAATCGTGTCACCCACCTTCGTTGCAGACGTGGTCGCCGCCGCCGACGGGCACCTGCTCGCCCAGTGGGAGCATCCTGATAGGTCATGTATTTACCCTGAGGCTGAACTCTCGGCCACTCTCGCCAAGTATGCCGACACGCCGGTACTCGCACAGGCCGCCCACTACCGCCAGTCCGGTCATCCGGTCAGGTGGGGTTTGTGGGCTGCCGGTCTCATCGTCTATCGGGAACCGGTGGATGATTTGGCGGACCGCTGGTGGTCCGAAATGGAGTGTTGGGGGTATCAGGACCAGATCAGTCTTCCCGTCGCTCTACGGGCCACACAGATACGTCCCAAGGCGCTACCGCACGGGTTGCGGTCGAATCCGTGGCTCCGCTTGGTGCCTCACCTTGACGGGACATGCTGAATGTCCGTCGCCGACATCTACCTCGACCGGTGTGCGACCCCGTCGGACATCGTCGAACACCTCGAATATTTGTATCTGACCGTTGTTGACTCTCACGCTCAGGTTGTGGTTGAGCTCGGGGTGCGTTCCGGCAACTCCACCGCCGCACTCCTCGCAGCGGTGGAAGTCACCGGCGGACACCTCTACTCGGTCGACATCGGGATACCGCAGTGGCCGCCCGAGTTCTACCAGTCGAAACATTCGACGCTCATCATCGGCGACGACCTCGAAGTGGTCGACCAGGTGCCTGAGGCGATCGACGTCCTGTTCATCGACACCAGCCACAAATATTTTCAGACGTTGGCCGAACTCGGACTGTACGGGCCACGGGCAGACACGATCCTGCTGCACGACACCGAACTCGAGCACCCCGACGGGGCGCCGCCCGATCCGCCGTACCCAGTCAAGGCGGCGATCGAAACATGGTGTGCCAAGACGGGCCGTTCCTGGTTGAACCGTGAGAACTGTTGGGGGCTCGGAGTAATCGGCCCGAAGGAGGCGTAGTGGCTAACGCATACGCCGACCCGGACCAGTTGATCGCCCGCCTCCCATCCCTCGAATCGCATGACGAAGACGAACTCGACCGGGCCCTCACCGCCGCCTCGAGGTGGATCGACGGCTACTGTGCCCGCCGATTCTGGCTCGACCCGATCGTCACCGATCGGGTGTTCAAAGCGTGCGACCTTTACGAACTCGACTTGGGTCCGTTCGAGATCGGTGACCTCACCGGCGTCGTAGTCAAAACGGACGACGGGACCGGGACGTTCGCGACGACGATCGCAGCCGCCGCCTACCAGCTCGAACCGGTCAACGCCCCGTACATGCCGACCGGTGCGGCGCCGTACACGTCGCTGCGGGCCCTGTCAACCACCTGGCCAGTCACGTTCACCCGCAACGGCCGACAGAACTTGGTGAAGGTCACCGCCCGCTACGGTTGGCCCGCCGTCCCCGATTCGGTCACGCAGGCATGTTTGACGTTGGCGGTTGACGGGTTCGAGAACCCCGGCAAGGTCGGTTCGGAGGCGATCGACGGCTACTCGGTGCGATATAGCGCGACCGCCCAATCCGGTGCGATTGAAAGCTTGTACTTCTACCGTCGGATGTGGGCGGCGTGAGCGTTGACACCGCGGTCCGCTATTTCCAGCGCCGACAGCGGGAACTGTTCCGCGATGAAGCAACCATTTCCCGGCCGACACCTAATGACGTAGGCGTGATCGACACGGCGAGCAACGTGTGGACGCCGACGACGGCAACAATCATCTATTCGGGGCCGTGTCTCATGCGGGCGTTCACCTGGCAGGGCACATCCGACGAATCAGCCGACCAATACATCCGGCTGCGTGGCTTGGTTGCCAAGTTCCCTGTTGACACGGACATCCGAAGGGATGACACGATTGTGGCGTCGGTGTCGACGTATGACCTGTCGTTGATCGGTGTCGGGTTCCGGGTCACAGACGCTTTCAGGGATGGATGGCAGATCGTCCGCAAAGTCATCTGCGAGGAAATTACTGAATGAGTGACGGCATTGTCTGTGACATGTCGCAGGTGGTCGTCCTCGCCGGCGCGCTCGCCGCGGCGGGCCCGGCGATGGCGGCCACCTCGACCGCGATCATCGCCGTCGAAGCCGAACAGGTTCGGGCCGACGCCTCGGCACGGGCCCCAGTCCTCACCGGTGCGCAGGCGGCCGGGTATTACGTGGAGGATGCCGGCGAAGGCGCCAAGCGGGTCAGCAACGACGTTCGGGAAGCGTTCTATCAAGAGGTTGGGACGTCGAAGATGGGGCCGCAGCCGGCCCTATTCCCCGCGGCCGACGCCGGTGAGGTCCGCCTGGTCGTCCAATTCGAGGTTGCCGCCGGAAAGATCGTGTTATGACCGTCACGTTCCGGGGTGCTGACTTGACCGCCGCCATCATCGCCAGGTTGACCGGTGCCGGGTTCATAGTCGGTGATGGGGTCGCGCCCGAGTCGGCAGGCTGGCAAGGCGCACAAGGAACGTCGCAATACGTCCCGTATGTGGACGTGCACCCGACACCGGGCGGCTTGGTGGACGGCACCATGCAGAACCCGTACGTCGACGCCGCCGCCGACTACCAGATTATCTCCGTCGGCGCAACTCGGGCACAGGCGGAGACGGTCGGTGACGCCGTACGTGCATCGCTCCAAGGTTCACCGTTGACGGTGGCGAACGGCCGGACTGTCGCCCACCTCCGGTTGGACATGCTCGGCGGCGTGATACGCGACGATTCGGTGCAGCCGTCAGTGTTCTATGTGTCGGACCGATGGCGCATTTTGACGGTGCCGTCGTAGTCCTGCCCCGTCCCAAGACCGACCGCCAGAACAAACGTCCCCAATGGGGGGACGCCCCAACCCCCTCTGAGGAGGACTGAGAGTCATGGCCCGATTCGTTTACGAAGGCAAAACCAACGTCTACTGGGTGGTGACCATCGCCACCGCGTCGACCCCGTCCGTCGCGGAGATCACCGCCGGTGTGAACATCACAAACTTCGTGTCGAAGGACGGCGTCGCCGTCAACATCAACTCGAACAACGTGGATTCGGCGACGATCGCCCAAATCTTCGACGCCCAGGTCGCCGGCTCCTGGGGTGCCGACCTCGAGCTCACCATGTTCCGCGACGACACACTGGACACGGCGTGGAACCTGTGCACCTACGGCTCCAACGGGTATGTCGTCATCGACCGGAACCGGCTCTCGGGGACCGTCGTCACCACGTCCGGGTCAAAGTTGGAGGTGTGGCCGGCGCAGATGCATCAGCCGTCACCGGAGAACTCGGCGGCGAACACCAACGTCCGGTTCACAGAGAAGTTTGCGGTGACTTCGCAGCCGTACCTGTCGGCAACCACACGCACCTGACCTGATGACGGATTCAACCGCCACACTGTCGGACCTGTTCGACCGACACGCCAAGCTGGTCATCGACCACTGGACGTATCAGGCCAACCCCATCCTCAAGGATGCCGCCGACCAACTCTTCGCGCTCGCCGGCCTCACAGCCAAGGACGTGAAGAAGGCCGGCGTCGAGGTGTACCGGACCTACGCCGTCATCACCGCGTTCGACCGGACAGAGGACGGCCAACGGATCATTCACAACAATCAGGCTGGTGACGGCGGCGAACACGCCCACCGGCTGATCGTCGTTGACTTGGAGACGGGCCAGGTTAGATGACCGATTCAACCGCCAAACTGACCGTCGAGCAAATCTTGTCGCAGGCCGAGGATCCGGCCTACGTCCGGACGACGACAGCCCGCATACTCCTGCGGCAAGATTTACTCGCCAAACACGATCAGCTGGAAGCCGACTTGACTGCTGCCGTCCAAAACGATGCTGTCGTCAACGAGCTCCCACAGGCCCCGATCATCTCCCAGCAACTCCTTGACCTCGAGGCCGAGATTGAGGCGGTGAAGGTCGAGTTCAAGTTCCGGTCGATCGGTCATCGGGCGTGGGCCGATCTGATGGCGGCGCATCCGCCGACGAAGGAACAGCTGAAGGCGTTGGGTCGGATCGATCACAACCCTGAAACGTTCCCGCTCGCCGCCATCTCGGCGTCCTGCGCCGACCCGGTCATGTCGGTCGAGGATGTTGGCCGGTTGGAGAGGGTGTTGAACGACACCCAATTCAACTTGCTGTTGGTTCGTTGCGTGGAGGCGAACACGGGGGGTCTCGATACCCCAAAATCCGCGGCCGCTTCCATGATTCACCGAGTGAACGGGCGATCCGCGACTACTGCTGTCCCCGCGGAATCCCTCGGTCAGTCTTCCTCGGTCGAGTCGTAGAACCGGGCGGGCGGGTCTGGCTGGACGAGGACATCGAAGCGGCGCTCGAGTGGCAGGAATACAAGGATTCGTTGTGTTCTGGCTGTGGGAATCCACGGGACGAAACCTTCGACCTGGCGAACGACGACAGGTATACGGCGACACCGTTGGTGTGTCACGCCTGTGCTGCGAGGGACCGCAAGTTGCACAACATGGCGCAGGGACGCGACCACGATTCTCCGCCACCCGCGGGCGTGTACGTCGCGATAACCGGACCCGACGACGACTGACGAGGCGGTGACCTTTGGAAAAGACTGTCAGCGTCAAGCTAACTGCGAGAGTTTCCCAGTACCTCACCGCCATGGCGGCGGCCAGCAAGGCGACGACCGGCCTCGCGACGTCAGCGGCTGGACTGTCTAAGGTCGGCTCGTCGATGCAGTCGGTCGGGGCGAACATGACACGTTACGTGTCGCTGCCGTTGGTCGCGTTGGGTGGTGCGGCGACGTTGATGGCATCCCGCTTTGAGACGTCATTTGCTCAGATGGTCGGCCTCGCCAACGTGCCTGCCGGCGAGGTCGACCATCTGCGTGAGTCGGTGCTATCCCTGGCGGGTGAGACGGCGCAGGCTCCGCAGGATTTGGCGGATGCCCTCTATTTTGCGGCGTCGTCCGGCCTGGATTCGGCTGCGGCGTTGGATGCCGTCGAGATTGCGGCACACGCCGCAGCGGCCGGCATGGGTGACACGGAAACGATTGTCGGACTGTTGACCGGCGCCGTCGGCTCGTACGGTGCGGCGAACCTGTCGGCGGCGGAGGCGGCAGACATTCTCACGTCGACGGTTCGTGAAGGGCGTGCTGCTCCGGACGAGTTGGCTGGGGCGTTGGGTCGCATCCTGCCGATCGCCGCGTCGATGGGTATCAGCATGAATGAGGTTGGCGGCGCCATCGCGTTCATGACGAATAAAGGGTTGGACGCCGATGAGGCCGTCACTGGCCTGCGGAACGTTCTCACCCATCTCGCCGCCCCCGGCAAGGCCGCACAAAAAGCGCTCGAGGACATGGGGACGTCGTTCGAAGAGTTGAAGGCGGCGATCTCTCAAGACGGGCTGATGGGCGCGTTGGACCTGTTGCGGGAGCACGGTTTCAACGGCAACGCCCAAGCACTGCACAAACTGATGCCTGACGTTCGTGGGTTGAACACGTTGACCGCTTTGCTCGCCGACAATTCGGGGAACCTCGACACGATCATGGGTCGCCTCAACAATACGACGGGGTCGTTGGGTACGGCGTTCGATGCTGTCGCTAGCACCGATGCGTTCAAGATGAAGCAGGCGTTCGCCGACATTAAAGTCGCGATGATCCAAGTCGGCGCCGTCCTGTTGCCGTTCGTCGCGGCGATGGCGAAGGGGATCGGCGATTTGGCCGGCTGGTTCTCTAATCTGCCCGGCCCAGTCCAAAGGCTTGTCGTGGCGTTCGGCGCTTTGGCGGCCGCCGCCGGTCCGGTCGTGTTCATCGCCGGAACTCTCATCAAAAACTTGCAGTCGATCAACTCTGTCCTCAAATTGTCGGGGGGCGGGATCTCCTCGTTGGCGAAGTCGTTTGGTGTGCTCGGCGCCGGCATCGCTGCGGGGCTTTACATCTTCGACCAGTTCGGCCAGTCGCAGCGTGATGCCGACGCCCGCACCCGTGAAGTGTCAGACGCCCTCGGACAGGCAACTATCGACGCATGGACGTATGCGGCGGCGGCGTCCGGTGCTACGAGTGCTGTCGATCCGTTGACGGTCGCCCAGTTGGCGTTGTCGAATGCGTTGACGGGTAACACCGACGACGGGCAGGCGCTCACCCAGGCGTTGGGTGCGCTCGGCTTGCAAACCAAGGATGCATGGTCGGCGATTTCCGGGTTGAACATCGCGACGAACGAGGGCACCCCCGACGCTTACGCCCAGTTCTGGGTCGACCTCGGCACACAGATGGGATTGACTGGCGACAAGCTCACCTTGTTTGCCGGTGTCATGGGCAACACGATGCCGATGACCGCATCGCAGTTGGAGAACGCGGCGCGGGCGGCCGGGTTCGCAGACGGTGAATTCGCCCGGTTGCAAGGCGGCGCCAACGGTCTCGTTGCGGCGTCGAATCTGCTCGGCGACAGCGGCATTGCGACGTTGGGTGAGAAGTTCTTGAACACTGCCTCCGCGAGTAGTGAGCTGGGCGCCAACCTTGTCACGTTGGCGCGGGCGCAGGCGGATGCGGCCGGCGAGGGTGGCAACACCGTCGCCGTCTCC